TGTATAACCACCTGCATCAAGATTAGAACCTAAAGTTTTGTTGCTAATAGTTTGAGTAGCAGCAAGAAGGGTAACTGTTCCAGTTGTGTTAGGTAAGGTAATTGTATTATCTTGAGTTGGGTCAACTACAGTAAGAGTAGTTTCGTATGCGTCTGAAGTCGTACCTTCAAATACAAGGACTGCACCAGCACTAGCGGTACCAGTTAAGGTTGGGTCGCTGATTGTTGGTGATGTTAAAATTTTGTTTGTAAGGGTTTGAGCCTTACCTGTACCTACTACATCACCTTCGCCAGAGCCGATTCCGTGAAGGGTATGTCCTGTTCCTGAACCATCATTGTAATAAGCGGTAGCCTCAGCGTGTAGGTTAGCATCACGATAGTCACGACCAATTGCCATATGTCGGACAACTGCACCTGCTGAGTGTTCCTGTGGAGATGAGCCATCAATAGCACGAGTTATTGTAAAGGTATTAGTGGATACCGCGGTGGCATCTACAATTTCTTCAATTGCAGTATCTGGGTCAATAACTAATGTGAATGTTCTTCCTGCTGGAATAGATACACCACCTAGTAAGGCGGAGCCTGATACAACAGTTATTGAAGTTGTACCAGCAGTAATCGCTGTGGTCAGAGTTGTCTGCTGAGAGCGAGATGAGTATTGGCGTGTGGTCATTTATGTTCCTATCGGCTGTAGTGAACTCGTGGGGGATATTGCCCTTGTAGGGCTGCAATTTCTTCTTTAAGGCGTTGTGAGTAAAGCGCATACAATTGTTTTGTAGCATTTGCTGCTGCATTGTATGGACGCTTTCCATCTGTTTCATCTGCTTGTGGGCTAACCTGACCAGCACGGGCTGGGTCAAGGTAGGTAAGCAATCGGTATGAAGCGCCAAGAACTACAACATCTTTAGAAGAATCTGGGTAACCAGTAACAGATGTAAAAACATCTCCTGCGTTTGTTAAAGTAGAAGGTGCAGTTAAATAGATAACCTTAACTGTGCGACCTGCTGTAATGTAATCTGAAATAGTAACTGTTTGAGCGTTACTACCCCAAACATCTCCGTCTGCAAATGAGTCAAAGTCCCAACGTCGTATTGGAATCCACTCTTCAGTTGGACCAACATCTTGCCAATCCATACGGATAACTCTGTCTATATTTAAATTATTAAAACCATAAGTATTTACTGCTGCATTGTAAGTAAAAGTTGTTTGCTTGACTACTAGCAACTGTGTTCCCATTGCTGCTATTGTGTCGTTAATTGCTTTCTGGATTGAAAAACGTGGGAATACTGGGGATACTGTTACCTTCGCATCAACTGCGTGAGTAGTAGCAGTAGTGCCTAGATAGCCTCTACCGTATGGAGCAATAGTTGCTGTGTTAGCAACACGGTCAAAAGAATCAACCCATAGTAATTCACTATCAATTTCAAGCACACCTTTACCAACATTGTCAGTAGAACCAAGACTCAAGATAGTTGGATTGCTGCTTGGTGATGTTAAAGTTGTTACCGCTGTGGTTAAGTGGGTTGAACGCTCTTGTTGAAATGTATAACCAGAAAGGTTCATTGACACTTCATCAATAAGACTTGATAGTGTAGTTGCCACTAGATGCTCCTTAATGCGTCAACTGCTGATAAATTTGTAGTTCCTGCTAATTCGTTGCATATAGCATTAAGAGCCTTGTAGTCGTCAGGCTGACGGTTTGCATCTGCCTTATAGTTAAGTGCTCCGATTAATGCTTTGCCATTTGTCCCAGCCCATTCATTTGCAGCACCTACTGCTGCTAAGTAAGAAGTTAAGACTGGATAAGTTCCGCCATTTGCAAGACGATTAAGTTCGTCTACAAATGAACTACCTGCTGTTCCTGCCATTACTTAGCCTTTCTTTTTGCTGCTGCATTATCTACCAAGTTTGGATATGGTCTTCCAGCCTTCTTAGCCATAGCCTTTGCTTTTGCTTTTTGTGCTGGAGTTAATGGGGTAGATTTTTTATTTGGATTTTTTTTGTCCCAAAATTGTTTTTTCTTTTTCACCATTTCACCTTATCTGCCCAATATGCTGCAGACATCTTTCCCTTAGCAATATTTGCTTTGTGACGTGCTTTAAATGATTTTTGTCTAGCAGTAGGTTGTTTGTCTCCAGTTACACCCTGTTGACCAAAGCGAATAGTTTTAACCTGACTTCCTTCTTTGGCAACAACAACGTGTGATTTAGTTGGATGTTTTGGTGTGCGCTTTGGTTTGTTAAAACCAGACACTCCTGCTCGCTCTAGTCTAGGGTCTTTTTTCATTTTCTTTTCTTCTTTGCCATTCCTGCTTCGCTCAAAGCGATAGCGACTGCTTGCTTCTTTGATTTAACTACTGGTCCTTTTTTGCCTGAATGAAGAGTTCCACTCTTAAACTCACGCATAACCTTGGCGACCTTCTTTGCGCCTTTAGTTTTTTTCATTACTTCTTCTTGCCCATTTTCTTCATTGTAACTTTTTTAACAGTCTTCTTCATAACCATTTTCTTACCTGACTTCTTGGCTTCTTTCTTTGCCATAGCCATTCCTTTTTTGCCGTAAGAAAATTCTTTTCCGTTTACCATTGGCATTTTATGCTCCTAGTTCATTCATAGTTTTTGCTAGTGTTGGTGTTATCTTTTCTGCCGAAGGCATTGAGTTACCGTTATAAGGTTTACCCAACGCTTCGGAAACCAGTACTTAATTGAAGAGTCCTTGCCTTGCAACCAAAGCAGTTGCAGTTTTCTGAACAAGGTTCTTTATCAACTACATACTCACCAAAGTTTTCCCATACAGTAGGAGAGGTTTTATCGCACTTTAGACAACCCCACAAAGAAACACCTTGTATAACGTCGCCATCAATTAGATTATATTCCCACTCTAAAACTTTACCAACGTGACCGCTTTTTTCACAGTTGTATTCCACAGTAACCCCTTAAGCCTGTATAAAGTTATCCGACGTAATTCCTACGTTGCCAGCAATTAATGCAGCCTTAGTTGCATCATCTACTGTATATTCATAACCGCCCCTATATACTTGCGGATATTGTGTAAGGTCCTCGTCTAATGGATAACGAATTTGTTTGTATGTTCCATTAGTTTGCATAACAATTGTTAAGCCTCTGTCTAATCTAAAAAAATCAAAAAGACGGTGCTGTCCTGCTGGACCTTCCATTGTGGTAGGTGTATTAAAAAGCCATTCAGTCATAAGTCCTCCTAATGAACTCACCGCAAGGCTAGAGTTTTTTACTTCTCTAGCCTTACAGTCAATCAACTAGAGAGCAGCGATTGATGAACCTGATGTGATTCTGTATAGAGCCTCATCACGGTAAACAGCAAAGCCAAGTACGCCGTACCAACCCATTGGGCGGAAGCGCATCAACTTATCTGTTACGTTACCGATAACGATATGTGGCTCTTCAGCAACAGCCTCAGCCATAGCCTGTGAACCAGCAACGATTGTATCAAATACACGAGTTACTGGAGTTACAGTTACAACTGTTGTAGTAGTTACTGCTGCTGTGTTAGCAGTATTAACTGTGAAAGTTGTTGTTGAACCAGATGTTGCGATAGCAGTAATGACAGCGCCAGAAGCGATACCTGTTCCTGCAACCTTATCTCCGACCTCTGCACGAGTTGCGATAACAGCAGTTGAAGCAACGCCGAATGTAAATCCAGCAGAAGTTCCTGCAACTGTTACTGCAGTTGTAGCAAGAGCGGTTTGATTAGCACCTGATTTTGCATTGTAAAGACGTGGTGACTCAACGAAGAATGAACCTTCGTAGTCTCCAATTTCGCCAGCCCAGATGTTCTTAACTGCTGGGTCAGATTGTGCGTGAACGAAGTTCCAGCCCAAGTTTCCAGTCTCAGCACGAAGGTCGTGTGAAACTTCTGGGTGAATACCAGTCCAGTATAGTGAACCACGACGTGCCTTAGCCTTGTTAGAACGAAGCAAAGCAACAGCCTTACGGATGTTTGCAGATGTAATCGTATCTGTGGCTGCAACAGTTGCTACAGAGGTTGCAGAACCTGAGTAGATGTTCTGTGTACCAGAACGTAGTGTGGTCATTGCAACTTGGTCAATTGAGTCAGCCAAGTTGTAAGCGATAATGTTAGCAATTGCAGGGTCTACATCTGCTAATGAGAATAACTCAAGAGCACGTGTAACTAGAACTGCATTGCCGTATTCGTTTAGAGTAACTGTTACAGATGTTGGAGTAGATAGTGCTACTGCATCTGGGTCAGTTGTCTCTGTTAGAGTTGATGTAGCAGCGCTAAGGTCAACGTACTTTTGTAGTACTACTGTTTGACCTGGCATTGCTTGGCGTGCTGGACGCTTATCTGCGACTGAACGAATTAGTGGTTCGGCGCGGAGAGCGAATTCCAGAAGACGGTCATACGCCTTCTGTACAAGACCAGCACCACCTACGTTACCGCCTAGCGAGGTGCTAGAGGTGTCTGTATATTGGTTGGACATTGTTTAGTCTCCTATGACTATGAACGGATAAGTTATTGCTGCGAACGAAGCAGGTCTAATATTTCTTCTGTAGATGAAGCATTGTTCAATCTAAGTTCCATATTTTCTGCTCTGTCGGGAGTAATTGCGCCCTGAGTTAAAATGTCTTGCTGACGTAATGCAGCAATATCGGCATCTACTTGCGGGGCGTTTTGCGTTTGTAACCCGAATAAGTCTGAGTTATCTTCAAGCCAGTTAGAAACTGACTCTTCGTTAACATCATCTAAGTCTTTCAGGATTAAACGTGCAGCCTTTGGATTTACTCCCTTTTTATCTAGGACAGATTTGACAGTTTGCTCACGCTGCGCCTTGGAGTATGTCTCAAGTTGCTCAGTAAGTTCCTTAATACGTTTCTCATCTGCTCGTTTGGCTTTACGTAACTTTTTAACTAAGTCACCGCCATCTACAGAGGATTCTGTATCTAGGTCGTCGTCTTCATCTTCCCAATAGTTGTTGCTCATAGCAACCACCCTTTCTATTCGTTGTTAGTTCGCAGACCACAATGACCATTCGGGGTAATGGGTTGGCTTCTGCTACCAGTCTTATACGCTAACGGGGCTGGTCGGTCCATTAGGATTCTATTTAGATTAAGCCAGCGCCTCTGGCTTGTGAAGCAAATGACTTGCTTCCTATCGTTCCTGACTTACCAGAATAACGAGCCAATTCTTCATTGGCTAAATCTTCTAGTGCCTGACGCTCTGCTACTGATTCTCTAAAAACTATGTTTTCAATTTGAGCCTGAGAAAGTGCTGTCTTATTTGATATACCTGCAAGTTTGGTTGCCTCTGGAAGAATCTCTGCAACTCTTCCAAACTTACCAAGAGCACTCTGGAATGTTTCTCCACCTGCTGCCAACTCGGTAGCACGCTCTACAGTAACTCCACCAGGAAGATTTCCTGCTGCAAGTTTTTGCTGCTCTGCAGCAGATAAGACTTCATATCCAGCAATCTCTTTAGCCAATTGCTTGGCTCCCTTTTCACCAGTAATAAGTGCCTTAGCAAGTTGAGTACGGGTTAAGGTTGGATAAAATGTTGATATGGTTTTCTTTACTTGCGCTGGAGCCAAATCAATTCTATCAAAAGCCTGGGTAATTCTCTCAGCAAATACTGATACTGGAACAGCCTTACCAATTACATCACTCAAGAATTCTTCAGTTGCTAGTTCACCTAGGTCAGATGCCTTTAATATGTCTGACATCTTGCTTTGGGTTGCAAAATATTCTGCAATAGTAGGAACCGTCACCGCTTTACCACTTTGCTTTAAATCAACTAAATCGTAAATACCTTTAAATCTTTTTGTAACCTCTGCCATATTTGGCTTGTTGCGAACATCCTGAAGAGTAAGGTTAAAAGCCTCATCAACAGTTGCACCAGTTTTATAGAATGTAGATACTGACTTG